GATTTAATTCATAAAACTCGCCCACATAAAGATGATTATTGTTTACGTGGACTTCAAGAACGTTCAGATTATCTATATATGTTGACATACTATAAGTATAAAACAATGGTTCAAAATCGTCAACTTATGGCGAATGTTACTTTTGATCAAGTAGCACGTAGCTTGAAGTATTTTGAACAATTTCAACGTGAAACTCAAATTTTGCAACGTGCATTAAGTACAACTGGTGCTGGTACTGGTTTGGAATTTATTCCATCTGAATTTAGTGCAGAATTGCAAGATCGTATTGCTCTTGCTTTGCGTGTTGCTGCATTGCATCGTAACATCACTATGCCACGTAGCCCATATACTTTACCTGTTCGTGTTGCTGCATTACCAATGGGTTTTAAGGTTGCAGAACGTAATACAGATAACGTTATGACTCAGGCAAATATGATTCCTGCAATGACACCAGGAACCCGTAATGTGCAATTTGTGGCAGTAGGTATTGGTGCTCTTACCATTTTCTCTACTGAGGAAGAAGAAGATTCTATTGTGGCTATTCTTCCTTTTGCCCGTGATGAACTTGTTATGTCTTTAGCTAATGCTATCGAAACTGCTACTATTAACGGTAGTACAACCGCTACTCATGAGGACAACGATGTTGCTACAGGTACTCCTGCAACAGATCCACGTACTGCATGGGACGGCTATCGTGTTATGGCTATTAAACCAGCCGTAGATACGACTATTTCTTTAGCAACTTTTGATCAAGCAGGTTTACGTAATTTACGCGCTAAAATGGGTAAATATGGCGTGAATCCAGATCAATTAGCTATGATTTGTAGCCCTGCTGTGTACTTAAAGTCTTTTTTGCAATTAGCAGATGTTACTACCGTAGATCGCTTCGGTAATGATGCTGTTGTAAAAACCGGACAACTTGGAATGTTTGATGGTATTCCTGTAATTGTTTCTGAGTTTGTACGTAATGATGTAGCTGCTACTGGATTTAATACTGTAGCAGGTCCAAATACTACGAGCACTGTAAATATTGTAAATCATACTGCTATGGTTTATGGTACTGTACGAACTGTTCAAGTGATTGAAATGCCACTTCCTCTTACTGATCAAGTAGCATTGATTGCAAAATCACGTTTGGACTTTAATAGTTTACATGATATGACAACTCAACCAGTTGCTGCTATGGGAATTGCAGTAGTTCCATAAATTAAATTATTTAATCATGTTGGAATAGACATAGTTAAATAATTGTTGTATATAGGGCAGACTCTAGGCCAAGAGAAATAAGGAAAGTTCCTCTCCTTTTCTTATGTTCTGCCCTTTTATAAAACTCGGAGAGGAAAGAGAGGTATAATATGCTATGATAGATGCTTTAGAAGTTCAACAATGTAAAACTTGTATGAATGACTATCCTCTTTCAGAAGAATATTTTGATACGTATATTAAACGTATCAGTCTTTTCCATCCTGAATGTGTTTCATGTAGAGAAGCACGATTGATTGTCGATAGAGAAAAACGCCAGAAGTATAAAGAAGAAAACTTTCTACAATTTACATATGCAGAATATGTAAACTCTGCTAAAAAACGTGAATTAGAATTTAGTCTCACACAAGACGAATTAAATAATTTAATCTTTTTACCATGTTTTTATTGTGGGGATTCTCCAGGTACGGGACCAACAGATAGAGTAGGACTTGATAGAGTAGATCCAGATAAAGGATACATTAAAGAAAATGTTATACCGTGTTGCTGGACGTGTAATAGAGCAAAAAGTGTTCTTACCCAAGAAGAATTTTTTGAATTGTGTAAAAAGATTGTCATAAAACATAAATTATTAGAAAACTCTTAGGTGATATTATGCGACTATGGTGTATATGGTGTCGTAAAATAAAATCTGTTGCTGATCAATACGTACTATTAACTGCTGGAACATTATGGAGTGAAGGTGCAGTTTTATGTAATGATTGTTTTCCTGTAACAGTTGATAAATATGGTAAGAAATAAATAGTTTATAAAAGGAGATTTATTATATGTTTATTTCTGTCACAAAAACTCCATTATATGCTGGTTACGTTCAAGTATATAAAGATGGATTTCTTGTTGATAATTGTATTGCAGCATGTAATATTTGTGGATGGGTTGAGTATTTTTGTATGGATAAAAATAATCGGTTGCTTTTAACAGAATCAAATGAACTTGTTTTGAAAAAAGATTATGGAAAAGTAACATATTATATTATGAATAGTGCTCCTAAAAATATTATGGATCTTTTTGTGCAAGAAATGAAAAACAAAACATGTGAATGTGAGGTACACGATGAAGATAAAGTTAGTGTATAAATCATTTAGTACGCCAGACAAAGTGTATTATAAAGATGATATTATTGATGATCCACAAGCACAAGAATGGTTAGAACTTTTTCCATCATGGTTTGAAAAAGTGGATGGTGATAAAGAGCCAGAAAAAGCAGAAGAAACGCCAGTAGAAGAAGTTGTAGTTGAAGAACCTATTGTAGAGGAATCTGAAGAAGTTGTTGTGAAAAAAGTACCTAAAGTGAGGAAACTATAATTTATGCCAAGTGAAGCGTTTCATGCACATGGTTCTACTCTTGAAATTTATGATGGAACACAATTTATTCCTATAATTGAATTGTCTGTTATAGGAATGAATTTTTCTGCCGATGAATTAGATTTAACCCATCATGAATCATTAGACGCATGGCGTGAATATGCAAGGGGTTTAAAAAGTGCCGAAGTTCTATTAGAAGGTAATTTAATTATAGATAATGCTTCACATGGATTTGATGAAACCTATGGATTAGGTTTTTTATTTGATGCAAAAACTTTTGCAATATTACGTATACGATTTCGTGAAGGAGATCCTTTAACGTTTACTGCATTATTACCTGAATATACGTGGGTAAATGATGTCGAAGATGCAATACGTTTTTCAGGAAGATTTCGTGTTTCAGGTATTGTAACAGAAGCTGAATTGTTTGTTCTTTTATGGTCAGAAGATTTTAATTATGCACCTTTTGATTTCGGTGAATTTGTTCTTCAATATACTGATACATGGGATTATGATCAAGGAAAAACGTGGATATTAGCATATTTTGATGATTGGGATTATGGTCAAGATAAAACATGGACATTAGAATATTTTGATAGTTGGGATTATGGTACAACAACTGAAACAAGTCGATATATTGAAACATGGGAACCTCCCACATATACAAGTACAAGTCAATATTTAGAAACATGGGAATATGAAGGAAGTTGGAGTTCTGCATACATTGAATCGTGGAACAATACTATGACTATCCCAAGTGGAACAAGCCAATATATAGAAACATGGGAGAGTTAAATGACTTTTACAGAACAATGGATTACAAATATTGGCGATGGATTATGTAGAACAGGCATATATGATGATGTTATTGCTGGAACAGGTTCTTGTTTAATTCAAACATTTGCAGAAAATAAAGTTCATACTGCAATACCCACAACTCCTTTACCACACGGATTAACGTCTGCACGATATAGATTTTTAGTTAATATAAAAGCAGGTACTGGTACAGGTTCTGCAACATATTTACGTGCTGGTTTATGCTTTATGTGTTCTGCTCAAAATATGCTTACTGGATTAAATAATTTTTATTATACTGGTGTACGATTAAATCCTGATACTGGTGGAAGTCATTTTATTTATTTACGAAAAGTAACTGGCGAAACATTATATAGTACAGGAACATTAGTAGGTGGTCCAGTAGTAGCAGGAGAAACAGGTTTTAATAAACCATATGCAATGGAAGTATTATGGGCTGTAAATGGATCTGGTGTAGAAATTAAGATTAAAAGGGGTTTTGAATTAGATTTTACAGATTTGGAGCCAATTATATCTGTTGTTGATACAAGTGGGCATATTGTAACAACAAATGAAATGTTTTTTGTTCGTAGTGAAATTGGTGTAACTTCTGCAACCGTTCTTTTTGATAATTTAGAAGTATCGTTATCACTTTAGCTATTATAGGAAAGTATATGGCATTACAACCTTGGGCATTAACAACTGTAGCTGCTGTAGAAGAAGCATTTAATTTAACACCAGGAACATTAGTGCCTCAAATAGAAGCGGCTATTAATGCTGCATCAGCACGTTTAGAAGCATTAACAGCTAGAAAACTTAAAAGCCGACTTTATACAAATGAAAAATATGATGGAGTAGAATTACAACCTGAATTTTTAACTTTACGTAATTATCCTGTTACAGATGTTGATGAACTTCTTATTTATGATGATGTAAACACGTTAATAGAAACCATTATTGTTACAGATTTAAGTCAATTAAAGATTTTAGATCCTGGTTTTCTCTATTTACCACAATCTGTATTTTCACGTGGGATACGAAACATTGCAGTTACGTATACTGGAGGATACCTTGAAGGTGTTCATGATGCAGAATTATTAGATCTTGAGCAAGCATGTTTAGATATGATTGCAATAATGGGAGTACCAGGAGAAGGTGTAACTCGTTCAAATCCTGGTGTAAGACGTGAATCATTAGGGAACTATTCAATTTCATATTTTGATTTGACAGGAAGTGGGAGTAGTGTAGGTGGTGGAAGCTGGCCTATTAGTATTTCATATATTATTACGTCTTATGGTAAATTTGTGTAGTGATTAAATTATTTAATAAGGATGTAATATGAGTTGGGTATTAAGTACATTATTTACACATGATATTACTGTTGAACCATATAGTGGTACAGATGAATATGGTAATGATACGTTTGGTCCACCAGTAGTTTATAAAGGCCGACAAGAAGAACGTAATGAAGAATCAGCAGAAGATGATAGAAGCACATTATTACAACGAGCTACTGTGTATTTTTATGGTAATCCACCAGTAAAATTGAATGATAGAATAACACTTCTTGATGGTCCTCAATTTCCAATACTTCAATTATTTAAACAAAGAGGTCCAGGTAGTAGTGTAGAATATATTAGTTGTATTGTTGGTAGACGAGCAGGTGAATAAATGCCACGTGCAGCTAGTGTTACAACGAAAATTGAAGGATTACTTCCTTTAAAAAATCGTTTAAGTACAATACAGAAAAAAGGGCCAGAAACTGTACATGAAGTTTTAGTAAAAAAAGCAAAATTAGTGTTACGTAATGCAAAGGTTCTTGTACCAATACGTTATGGAGATTTAAAACGTAGTGCAAGACTTGATATATACACAAGTCCTTCATCAACAAGTCATGTTGTTGAAGTAAGTTTTGGGAAAAATCCGTTTGTACCTTATGCATTAGTGGTTCATGATAGAGTTATTGATGGACGAACAGGTAAAATCATTCGACATAAAGGCCAAACACAAGCACATTATTTATCAGATCCTTTTGATGCAGAAATAGAGAATGTCCAACGTGATTTATATGCAGCTATGATGAACTTGTTATCTATAATAAAATGAAAGAAATATATGAGTGTATTAGATGATTTAGCTTTATATCTTCAGGAAAATGGGTTTGGTCAATTAGGATCTACCATTTTTTTAGGTGTGTTACCGAGCGAACCTGCTGCATATATTGCTATTACAGAAGAATATGGTTATGACGTATTTTATACACTTGAAGAACCACAAATGCGATATGAAGAACCACGGCTTATAGTTTGGGTAAAAAATCCACGATATGAAGTAGCAAGAAATACTGCTCAAGGAGTTTATAAATTGTTCGGCGCAGTACATAATCAAACAATAAATGGAGTACGTTACTTAGCATGTAAACCTGAACATCCACCATATTTTAATGAGATTGATCCACAAAGAAACGTATTCATTATTTTTTATATGGAAGTGTGTAAAGATGTTGAATGAAATGAGTTCTAAAAGTGAATTAGTTCAAGCGATTTATGAAACAGCAACAAGTTTACATAATGAAAAAGCTATTAGTGATGAAGTCTATGAAGAAATACGGCAATTGTGTATCAACTCAGAAGATATTGAAAAGGATTCGGTAGAAGAAGAATAATTCTTCTTTATGGTTATTAAATTATTTAAGTGAAAGGGTATGATTTATGGCAAGTTTAGGTTTACACGCATGGGGTACAATTTTAAAAGTTGGTAATGGACAAACAGGGACAGAAACATTTACAGCGGTTGCTGAAATTAGTTCTATTACATCGTCATTAACAGCAGATGAATTAGAT